ACGACCAGACGTCCCCACTTATCCCTCGCCCAGGTGCTGAGCTTGCTGAATAGAGCGTTCAAAGTCCCTCCGTTTTTCGCGCGCGCAGCCAGTACTGCAGACGGTTGTCCAGCCCGTTGAAACCGCCGTTGATCGTCTTCGTGATCTGACCGAAGTAGTCCAGGTCCGCGGCTGCATTGAGGCCCTTGGTTTTCCAGAACCAGCCGGCCGAGCGGCACGCGATTGCAGGCGTCTCGATAAGCGACGGGTTGCCGACCAGCGGAACATCCAAAGCGGTCCCGCAGGCCGAGTAATTGGCGCGCCCGGTAATCTGGAGCAGCCCTCCGCCCTTGTAGAGCGGGCCATCGCCTGGTTCAGTGTTGCCGAGGTCCGCGCGACCTTCGTATGCCTGGCCGGAGCCGATCTCGCGCAGATAGCGCAGCTCGCCGCTTTCATGCGCGACCTGGGCGATGAACGCCGAGCGCCTGCGCCCGGTATTGATCTCGAATTCCGACATGGCCTCCAGCAGCGGCTGCGCGAATATGTCGAGGTGCCCGGCCGTGTACGGCATGATTTTTCGCAGGTCGTCGAGAATCATTTCGGCGGCGGCTCGTTTGGCCCGCGGTGCAGCGCTTCGTGGAGCTCGTGCTTCTCCTCGGCGATGTAATCCGCCTCCGCGCGCAGTGCGGAGCGGCGATTCGGGTCGGGTTCCGTGCGCGCCTCGCGGTGCAGCGAGTCGCTGTGCTGCGTCATTGAATCGACAGCGGCCTCGACCGTTTCCCTGCGAACCCTGAGCCAGATCCAGACGTCCTTGATGAGTTTGACCATTTTCATTTTCGCCTTCGGGTGACTGGCTGAGTCCCGGCCTCTCGCCTCGCGAATAGGTAATCCGCCTCGAGCTGTCCGATGCGTAGCTCGTTCATGTCCTCCAGTGCCTGCAGAACCTTGATGTCGGCGCTCCCAGCAACGAACGGGACTATCTTTGTCTCGAGCACGACAATGCGTGTGTCCTGGCGCGCGACGGTCTCATGTAGGTGAACTATGTAGCCGCCGCAGGTCACGACGACGAAGCCGATCGCGCCGAGCGACGTCGGCGTGAACTGGCGCCGGAACCAGGACCAGGCGCGCCAGGAGCGGCCGAATTCCAGGCGCAGGATCGCTGAGCGCTCGGCAGCGCTTTCGTGCTGCTCGTCCTGGTCCATGCTGCTATTTGAGCTCGGCGCGCAGTTTCGCGATCTCGTCATCGATCGCCTGCAGGCCTTCTTTCGCACCGGCGTCGCCCAGCAGGAATTCACGTATCACGCGCGACTGACGCGCCTCGAGCGCGTGAATCTTGGCCAGCGCTTCGTGGCGCCTCTCGAGGCGCGTCTGCGGCCGCGGCGTATCCCGCGGGACGACTGTCTTCGTCGCGAGGTCTACCCTGTGCGTCAGGTGACTGTGCCTCCCCTCGATCGCCGGGCGCCCCGTCGTGTTGAGCGATACGGCGAGCTCGTCGTCCGAGCTGAAATGGTCGCCGGTAAAGTCTCCGGTCGCCGGATCGTAGAACGAGAAGTGCCTCATCGCTTGATCAGCTCCGCGTGAAATTGGATCTGCCAGGCCGTCGCCGTGCGGTTATTCGTCGAGGTGAAGTTCGCGAAGATGCCGCAGGAGATCGTATGTGCCGCATTCGAGGGCGCAGTGAAAGTGCTCTGAAGCGTCATCGGCTTGCGGCTCGTCGAGAGGTTGATCACGTTGCCGGACTGGAAGACGTCGGAAGGGCCGATCGGATTGTGGTCGTCCAGGTACAACTGTAGTTGCACCTGGCCGCCGTAGTCCGTCGTCTCGTTCGACATGGATTCCATCGTCGCGGTGATGATCCACTGCTGGCCGGCATCGCTCGCCGCGGGAAGCGTGATCCCGGTCGTCAATACCAACTGGGTTATCGCTGAGCTCGTTGAGGTCACCGGACCTGCGACGTAGGCCGTCGAGACGCTCGTCACCTGGTTCCCGCCGATCTGCGGCGTCGTGATGCCGGCGACCAGGGCGCTCCCTCCGAACTTCACCGTCGTCGCCTGCGCGCCTGGATCGAAGAAGCTCGAATCTGCGAACAGTGTCGTGAGTGTCGTGATCTGCAGCGCGTGCACCAGGACGCCGCTAATGTAGTACCGAAGATTCACCCCGTCATGAACGATCAGGAACGTATCGACGCCCGGCGTATAGGTGCCGCTCACCGATGGCACCTGCGTCCCGAGCTCGAAGAGAACCCATGAACCGCCGTCGCACGAAAATGCGTAATTGATGCCGGTATAACTCGTCGTGCCGCCGGGCGCGGTGCTCAGGCCGAGCATGAATCGCAGCTTGTTTCCGGCGCGCCATTGCACAAATGCGCCGGCGCTGAATCCCTCCTGGCTGAAGCAATCCGAGTCCCAGGCGGCCGTGCCGCCATAGTCCTTGAAGAGCGTATCGCCGACGACCGTTACTCCGCGGCCGATGAAAATCGCGCCCTGGTTCGGGAGCATCGTGCCCATCGAATTCACAACCAGGACCTTCGCATAAGCCGTGACGTCGGCGAGCGACTCGGTGTTCTGCAGGTAGCTATTGAACGATCGGAATTTGAAATACATCGTTTTGCCGATGTATCCCGGATCGATCGGAAGCCGGAAGATCCCCGTGTCAAGGCGCGCGAAGTTCGTCCCGCCGGCGTGGGCGCCGATCGAGCTGTTGTAGAGCCCGCGGCGCAGATACGTCAGGTTGTAGTGCCCGACGCCGGCGAGCGCCGAATTGCCATACGCGATGATCTCGCCGTCGACCCAGAGGAGCGTCCGAAGATCGTCGGCGTTCGCCGTGGTCGAGGGCGGGATCACCAGGTCAGTATCGGCGAGCGTGACGGAAAGCGTGTTCGCAAGATCTAGCTGCGTAATCGCGGTCGGCAGCGACGAGCTCAGCGTCCCGTATTTCGCAGCTCCGTTGATCGTGCCGACGAATTCATAGTTCGCATCATCGAGCGAGGAATAGACGTTGCACCCGCCCCATACATCGGTGATGCCAGCGACCGCGATCCAGACCTCGAAGCCGCCCTGGGCGGCAACCAGCGCCGGAGGCGCCAGGAATATGAGCGGCTCCTGGACCGAGCCAGGCGCAACGCCGTAGTTCGCGGCGTACCCCTGGCCGAGCTCCCAGTCGTAGCGTGGCGCGCCGCCAGGTCCAAGCGGGAGCTCCTCGGCCGTGATGGTGACGAGCCTGCCAGGGAGCGTGCCGTGCTCTATCTGGGTGATGCGCGCGAGCGTGTTCGAGAGACCCAGGACCGAGTCGTTGATCTCGATGACGTCCATCGGTTCGACCAGGCAGTAGTCGGCGCGCACCGTGAACGTGTAGACGTTCCGGATGAAGAACTGCCGGTTCAGAATGAGCTGCGCGACCAGGCGCGCGACGTCAGGCGTCGTGATGCTGTGGAATGTGATGTTCTGCATCGGGCGCTTGCCATTCGCCGCGATATCCATATCGATCGTCGCCTCGGCGACGGCCGTGTTGTACTGGTTAGCGCGGTCCAGGAATTCGATGCGCAGCGTATTGAAGATCTCGTCGGGCGCTTTGCGCTCGACGGTCACAGGCTCGTCGTTGGTGCCTTTAACGACATAGTCGTCATCGGTGAATGAAAAGAGCGGCGTCAGGTTCGGCGTGAAGCTACCGAAGATGCCTGTCACTGCCTCATCACCGTAGGGGATGATCTTAAGCGTGCCTCCTGACCAGATGCAGTCGGAATTCGTGATCTGCAGCATCTCGGTCAGGAAATCACTCGCCTGGCGCTGAGTCGTCTCTGCGGGGCTGAGGAAAAGGCTCATCGCAACGCAGTAGCTGCGCCACTGCGTAAGGTCGAGGGGAAACGCGAAATCGGCTCCGTGATTCGGGTCGGTCAGGTAGTCGGTCAAAATGTCCGACGGCTCGGCGTCGATAATCCCGCCGGGGAAGAATTGCTTCAGCCCCTGGACCTCGAACGTGAGATTCGGCATTGCCGCCGAGCTGCCGAGCTGGAACGACCCATTCGCAACATAGGCAGTGTGATCGTAGCCGAGCGCCTTCGACGGATGATTCGTCGACATGTAGGACCAGGGCGCCTGCCCCGAGGTGCCCGTGAAGACCGTCAGGTTCACGGAATCATCGGAAGGCAACACCTGCGACTTATCATCGAACACGACGCCGACGCCGACGATCGGGCCCTCGCAGAGTCCGATCAGCACCGCGGCCGAATAGGTGTAGCTCGTCGTCCCATCGTTTGAGCCGCCGCCCTTGCCGCCTCCTGATGAATCGGTGTGAGGCGTGACGACAAAGTCATCGTAATCGATCAGGAATCCCGGGACACGCGTCTGCCCGTACACCAGCGGCCGCGGCACCGCGTAGGTGCTGAGCGTCATCTGGATCCCATTATAGATCGTCGGCGGCGTAGTCGACTGAGATCGGTGGCGACCGAATAACCCGCTCACGTGAAGACGCTCCAGTAAGAATGCTCGCGGCGCTCGAGCGCCCGCCGCTCCTGCAGGGTGACGTTGCCCTGTTCCGCGTAGGCGTGAATCACGTAGTCCCCATCGATCACGATCGCCGCGTGACTCGCGCATTTACCGAATCGGTAAAGGATCAGGTCGGCCGGCTCTAGCTTCTCGCGCTCGATTCGGTGGGCGTATCGCTCGACCTGGTGGATGAGGAGCTCGTCCTCGTGGTGCACGAACCAGTTCAGCGGGTACGGCCGCGGATCATAATCGCCTGGCACGTGCCCGAGCTTCTTTGCCACTGCCAGGGGAAGCATCGCGCAATCGACGCCGACGCCCTTGATATCGGCCTGGTGCTTCCAGGGCGTAGACAACCAGGTGCGCGCCTCGGCGACGATCGCCGCACGCTCGGCCTCATGGGACATAGCTGCCGCCGTTCTTGCTCGAGCCGACCTGGCTGCCGGCGGTGACGTGTCCCTGGCGGCCCGTTCCAGTCGTCGGCGTCGAGACCGCGCCGCCGTCATACAGCGTTTCAGGCGTCGGCACATATGGGTCGCCGTCGAAGTGCGCGATGTTGTTGAACGGCGGCCCGAGCCCCGTGCTCGCGTTCCTGCACTGCGCCTGCGTCTTATTGCAGCCCGGCGTGATGTTGAACGTATCCCCGACGCCCGGCGCCTGAGGCAGCGGCTGGAAGAGCTTCACGACGCCCGAGGCGTGGACGAAGCTGCGGATCAGACGCGTGAGGCCTGCATTCACGCCCGTCAGGAACGTCACCTGGCCGAGATTGAAATAGTTGTCGATCTGCGTCAGTCCCGTGTTGAAGCTCAGCACGCCAGGAGATCCTGACACGGCCCCGGAGGTCGTGAAGGCAGTCTTCGAGAGCGTGCATCCGGCATCGAACAGAGCATGCGTGCAACCGGTCTGGACGACGTTGCGCGGCATGTCGATATTCAGCAGCGCCAGGCCCGAGGTGACCGTGATGACTGACTGGAGCCTGCCAGCCTTTGCCGCGCTGACGCGGCCCTTGAAGAGCTGCGCGAGCCCAACGGTCGCGCCGTCCTGGTAGTTCGCACTGGCGCCCGAGAAGAATTCCGAAATCGTCACGACGGCGTTATCGAGGAGACCGAGGTTTATGAATTGCTGGAGCGTGCGGCCGCCAATCAGCGCCGGCGTCGTCGCGTCCGCAAACTGCGAGATCGTGAGTTGACAGGTTTGCTCCGCGACCCCGACCCGCGATACCAGGTTGCCGCGTACGATCACGAAGCCGCGCTTATACAGCGTCGCGCCGATCGTGATGTCCGAATCGATGCCGCTGAAGCTCAAGACGGAGCCGCCGGCGATCTGGATATCGTAGAGCTCGGCGTGATTCCATTGTCCGCTGGCGAGATTGGCGATCGCCGCGCCCGAGGCGGATCTCATCGGACCACCGAGGTGAATTTGAGCGTCTTCAGTTCCCACCAGTTGTTCATGAATTCCGAGAAGTCCTGATCGTCGTCGTCGAACGTGCACTGGTAATAGAACGAGCCCGACCAGGTCAACGCGTGCGTATTCGCCGGCGCCGTGGTGAAGGTCACGAGCCCCTCAGTGTTAATGCTGTAGAGGGACGATGACACGGTGCTCCCGTTGTCCTTGATTACCGGCGTCCCGTTCAGGTTCTGAATGATCTCCGGCGTACCTGCGCTCGAGGAGTTCGCCTGGTATGTGGCGATGAGCTGAAAGGCCTTCGTCGAGCCGTCACCCGTCCCGAACGCCATATTGGCGACGGTGTTGAAAAGAGGATCGGTATAGATGAACGTGCCGAAGCGTCCCTTGAGTGAATTGAAGAACCCGAGGAGGAGCTTCAGCTCGCTGAGCGTCACCGAGGCGTCATCGCGCAGCAGCGTGTAGGTCTGTGTCCAGGCGACGCGCGGCCAGCGCATCAGCGCGATGCGCGTCGTCTTGCCTGAGATCGCCCGCTGTAGGTCCGTCGAGAACTTCATAGTCCGCACGACAGGGAAGCTCAGCGACGGGAGCACGGGCAGCAGATTGCTCGGCGCAGCCGGAGGCCCTGGGTTCGTGCCGCCCAGGTTAAGAAGCCACGCGGCAGACATTCAGCCGACTCCGAGCATCATGAGCAATTGCCTCGCGGACGAACCGCCGCCACCCCCGCCGACCGAACCCTTGAACGTCGCAATGCAACCCTGGCTGGCAAGCGTCCCCGCATCTGACCAAGCGAAGGCGGCCGAGGGCGACGTAACCGAGTTGAGGAATTCGTACCTGGCGTCGGAACCCAAGCCATCAGTCGTCACGCTGTCGTTGAAAAGATCCACGAAGCCGGAGCACGCAAATGCGGCGTTCGACACGCCCGGAGTGCTGCGCTGCGACACCACGGCGAAGACGATTTCGTTCGCCTGGGCGGTCGGACCAACGGGCCCGGCTGTCAGCGATTGCCCGGTCGTGCCGTTCGCGAACGTGCCGACGTCGAAGGGAGAGGACGCGAGCCCCGAAACCTCGACGACGACCAGGTTCGCCTTCGTGATATTGCAGCCCAGGCTCGAGGTATCCACCTCGATCACGTGAGTTCCGGCCGTGACGGATGCCGATGGCAGGAAATAGATGGCCGACATGAGATTCGTGATCGCGCCTGCGGCGGCCGTGCCAGCCTGCGCAACCGCGGTCGAAAGTGCGGTGCTGATGCTCGTGTCGTTACAGACGGCCGGCCCGACCGAGCCGCCCGACGAGCTGCTCCATAGAGACGCCAGTGCGATCAGAGTGTTGCCGCTCGCGACGCCGGTGATGGTCGCATCCACTACCGAGAGCGACGGCGAGCTCCCTACCACGCTCTGCACGACGACGATCGGCGTGCCCGTCGACCAGCCGGCCTCCTTAAATCCCAGGATGACGCCGGCGCAGCGGCTGCTCTGCGAGGTCCCGAATACGTTGTTGAACGTGCCCTGGAGCACGCCCGTCTGATACTGGATGAATCCCGTGTGCGCGACGCTCGGATCAGACTGCGAGGCGCCCGCGGGAATCGTGAACCCGCTCGCCGGCGTATAGGAATCGATGCCGCCGATCGTCCCCTGGCCGTTCAGGCAGATGATCGTCTCAGTGCCGCCGTTTGTGGTCATCCCTCCGCAGGAGTGGGACGTGGCGTTCGTCCCCTCATTGCCGTTGCCGCTGACATCCAGGGCGCCGAGGCCGCTGAATCTCACATACATGATATTCGGCGCGCCGGAGGTATTGTTGTGCACGGTGACGACGACCGAGCTCCCGCCGGTCGTGACGACCATGCGGAAGACCCAGACGCCGACCATTGAGGCGATTTGCTGGCCGCCGCCGACTACAACAGTGTAGGTATTGCCCGCACTGTCGGTGACCGTGACGCTGCCGTTCAGGGCGTTGGAAAATACCAGGAACGCGAACGTATCGCCCACGGTCATCGTCGGTACGGTGATCGTAGTGGCTGGCGCGGTCGCTGCGTTTAAGAATCCCATTGTCAGCTCGAGACCGCCGTACCGACATTCACGGGCGAGTTGAAGCCGTTGACTTCGTCCATGAATGAGAACCAGACCGGACCGGCCGCGAGATTCCCCTTGTTGTAAAAGCCCTTAAAGACGCCGCCATTCCAGGACCCGCCCACCGGGATCTGCGGCTCATACATCTGGCCACTGCCGGGACCTGCGAAGGTCGGCGTATTCGTCGCATACAGGCGCGCCAGACTGCTGAGCTGCCGGCTGCTGAAGAGCTCAGCGAAGTAACGCCATTGCGTCTGAGTATGGAGCGTGCCGGCGCCGGCCACCGGCGAGACGAGTCCGGGCTTGTCGCCCATCGCGCCCTGGTTGCGCGCATACCCGCCGAGCTCGAGCACGGATGAGCCGCCCGAGTAAGTAATCGGACCGGCGTAATTCATCACCTGGCGCGATTGCCCGTTGCCGGAGAAATCCGTCTCGTAATACCGGAAGAACCCAGTGTTCGCCGTGGTCCACTTCAGCAGCAGAGTCGACTTAATCCAGCCAATGAGCGGGTTCGCAGGGTTATTGCACGAGCCCCACGAGCTGCCATGACCCCCTTGGTCCGGGATCTGCGGCACGCCGAATGATTGGTCGGTTGCCCAACTGTTCGCCGCGCTGTTCGACTTCGGGCCGCCGACCGAGTTCGTCGTGTACCAGAAATTGCCGGTAAAGGGTTCAGAGATCGCGCCGGCGCTAATGCTGTGTTTCTTGTTGTTTTCGTCTCTGTCCACGTAGGTGACAGAGTTTCCCCCCTGGGTAACAGAGAGAAGTGCCGGCTTGTTGAGTGTCACCGTGCCCGCGACGGCATCTACTGAAGTCACAAAAGTCGGATTGGCTTGCGTACTGGACGCGAAAGCCCCGCCGCTCGAGAACGCTGCGTTCGTATCGCCAGCCGTAAATCCAAGCGGGAGCACCCCTCCGGGGATACTGAATGTCGGACTTCCCGCCGTGAAGATCCCGGTGAATATGACCTGAACCGGATATGCCGTGTACCACCAGAACGGGTCTTGCCTCCAGTAATATTCGACGACGTCGTAGAACGGGAAGGGGCGCGTGGTGAAGGTGCGCCAGATAGATACAGCGTTGCCGCCATTGCTGACGTTCACGTCGTGATGGCAACCGGCGACGATTGCAAGCGTATTCGGCGTCGGACCGCTCATCGTGCTAGAGCCGAGGGCCTGGAACGGCAGCGAGCGATTCTTCATGTTCGCAATGCTGTTGCTGGCGGCGCTCGGCCAGCCGCCCGTCCACATGTTGTTCAGGACGTTCGGGCCATCCTGGCCGTAGTCCCATCCCATCGCGGCATCGCCCGAGCCAGTGCTGACATCGAGCGTCGCAGTGCCTGGCGTCGAGAATGTGATCGCGTCGCCGTGGTTCAGCGTGCCGATCGGTGGCGCCGACGGCTTCCTGAGGATCAGGAAAGACATCGCGGCCTAGAAGTAACTGCCGTTGAGAACGATCGACCCTGACGGCACCGAGGTATTGTCGGTGTCTGCAAGGCCTGCAACGATCGCGTAGCTGATCCCAGTCGAGAACGCCTTAGGCGTGTTGAGGCTCATGACGATGCCGCCTACGGCGGTATTGGCTGGGATCGGGAAGACCTGGACCAGGAGCGCATTGTCGGTAGCCGGCGCCGGCGCAGAGGCCTTGTTGTAGAACTTGAGGTAGTAGATCGTCGCGGTGAGGTTGAACACCTCAATGCTGTAGAGGCTGCCTGGCGTCGCCTTCAAGTTCGTAGCGTTGTTCGAGTTCGCAGCCGTCTTGTAGAACGGAATCGCGCCGCCCACGGGCACGCCCTGGACGCCCACCAGGAGCTGCCTCAGGCTCGTGAGCCGAGGCGCGCCCGCTTGCCCCGTTGTGAGTGAGGCGCTGTCGCTGTAGACGCCAAAGAATGGCAGGCCAGGCGTCGTGCCGGCCGTATACGCCGCGGCATCCTGGAAGCCTGCGATCGCGCCTGCGGTCACGTTCACGGGCAGCGGATTCATCGTCGAGACCTGGACCGGAGTCACGCCCGTGAGCGAGAAGCCGATCTTGACGACTTCGTAATCGATATTCGGCGTGCCAGCGACCTGGTCGCTGCCAAGGTTCGCGCCGCCGCTGCCTGAATTAAGTGGGATGTTTGACATGTCGCCCTACTGCGTAGCGAGGTAGATCGACTCGAACTTGAGCGCGGTCTGCTCCCAGAGCCCGCTCATGAATTCCGAGAATTCGGCGTCGTCCGAGGAGAAGACGCACCGGTAATAGAACGATCCCGTCCAGGTGAGGGCGTGCCCAGCGGTCGGTGCTGTCGTGAACGTGATGATCCCCGTCGGTCCGATCGTATAGAGGCCGCCGCTGACCGTTGAACCGTTGTCCTTTATCGTCGGCGCGCCATTGAGGTTCTGAATCAGCTCGGCGATCCCCGCGGTGCTCGTGTTCGGCCGGTAGGTCGCAATCAGCGGAAACGACTTCGTGCTGCCGTCGCCGGCGCCGAAAGGCTCGTTGGTTACGGTATTGAAGGACGGGTCGCTGAAGAGCCATGTATCCCATTGGCCGCGCACCGCGTTGAAGAAGCCGACGAGCAGCGCGAGCTCGCTTAATGTCACGGCCTTGTTATCGCGCAGGAGGTCCCAGGTCAGCGTCCATTCGTACAGTGGATTCTTCTGAAGCGCGACGCGGCCCGACATGCCGCTCGGCGCCACCAGGGCGCCCGTGTTCCACTTCGGCATCCTGGACGTGATGAACACCTGACCAGGCAGGGCCGGAAAGAGCAGATTGCTCACCGCCTGGCGCGCGCGTGATCGCGCAAGGCCTTCGCCAGCGTGCCTGTGCGATTGCGCAGCGCCTGGTCAACCGTGCGCGTGTCGAGGGTATGAAGGTGCACATGCGTGTCGCCCCCGCCGCGTCGGCCGCCGGGTGAATCCGCCATTCCGCGGATCACGTCGCCGAGTCTCTCTGGCAGCACCATTTCTCGGCTGTGAAGTTGCGTAACGGGATTGAGGCCTCGAGGGATATCGAAGCCCTGTGCGGCGGAGGCCGCAGCGGAGAAGCTCATCGCTTCCGCGAAGGTCGAAGCGCCGACGCCTGGCGCCATGGCCCAGCCGTAGAACGGTATGGCGGCGACCGATCCCATCGCCGCGGTCGCTGCGACGCCGGCGTTCGCCGAGATCTGGCCGAGTGCGGTCGTCTGGTTCACGACCTTGGCAAGGATCAGGTTCTCGATCCACTGCGCGACCCACTGGGCGAGCTTGCTGATGATCGCATCGAAGACTCCCATGAATAGATTCCCCATCGCCTGGGCGAACGACATGGTTCCGCGCAGCATCCCCTCGAGCGAGCTCGTCAGCGCAGACTGCAATCCCCTGGTGACTGTCTGCCAGTTCTGCAGGATGTTGCGGCTGTACTGAGCCTCGGCTTGCTGCTGCTGCTGCAGGCTTCGGTTGTGCGCCTGCGCCTCCTGCGCTTGAATCTCGGCGAGCTTTTTCTGGTCCGTCGAATACAGCGAGCTCAGCGTATTGAAGTAGCTTTCCTGAGCCGCCATTTTCTTCGCGATCAGGTCGAGCGTCTGCTCGAGCTCTTGCTTCGCTGAGATCTCGTGCGCGCGGTAGGCCTGCTGGACGCCCTCAATCTCCCGGTCGATCGCCCCGGTCTGCAGCTCCTCCTGGGCCCTTGCAGAGTTCGCAGCGCTCGCGATGATTTCCTTGTAACCCTCATCGCCAGCGTGCTGGAGCATCCGCTCGATCTTGTCGGTGAGCTCCGACCAGACCTCCTCGAGCGAACGTTCAGGCTTCATGCTCGATATTGCGCGCCCCGGCGGCGGCCGTTGCTCCTCTTCCGGCGCCATCGGGTGCTGCGCATGCGGTCCCGAGCTGCTGGCCGGTGTATCGAGCACGTTGTTGATCATTGCCCCGATGCCAGGGACAACGCCGACCAGGCGCTGCACTACCTCTTGGATTACGGGCGGCAACGCCGCGAATTTCTGCCGCAGGTAATCAAGATAGCCGCCGGCGTCGCGGATCTTGTCGAGGATCTGGCTTAAGACGTCGAGCAGCTTATTCAGCTCAGGAGCGACCGCAGCCGCGAGCGTCGTCTTGAAGTTCTGCCATTTCAGCTCGAGGGTCGACACCTTCTCGGCCGACTCTTTGAGCTGATCGAGCTGCGCCTTCGTAGCAGAGCCGACCGATTCGGCCGCCTCTTTCACAGCCGCCAGGCCGCCGGCGAGCTCGTGAATCGTCGGAATGAGATCAGCGCTATTGCGCCCGAGGAGCGACATGATCTCGGCATTCGCCGCGCCGGATTGCCCCATCTTTACGAAGGCATCGAGGACGGTGAAGGCTGGGTCCTGGATGTTCTTCAGCGAAATGCCGACCGACTCGAGTCGCTCCTGCATTTGCTTGTTGCCTTCGGCAGCCTGGACGATCTCTCGATCAAGGCGCTGGAAAGCGGTCTGCAGCGCCTCCGTCGATGAGCCGGTACGCGCGGCGATCGCCTGGACGCCCTGCAGCTCCTTGGTCGTGATGCCAAAGGAAAGAGACGCATTGACGACCGCCTCGGCCTTCTTTGCAACCTGGTCGAAGGTCTCGGCGAGCTGCTTCCCCATTTCGACCAGGGCGCCGATAGTGAAGGCCTCGAGCAGCTTCGTGCCGATTCCATCGATGGAACTGCTGAGCCCTTGAAAGCTCTCGGACATCTGCTTCGTGCTGGCCGTGACCGATGCGGTCGCCGCACGCATCGAGCTCTCGAGCGCGCTCGTGTCAGCGCTGACTTTTAGGCTTACATCGTCATTGCCGGCCATGGGTTCACCGTTGATTCAACTGGGTCGCAACATGTCGAAGAGCGCCGCGATTTCCTTCGGGTCGTTCCCCTCCGGGCTCTTTTTGGGTTTGTAGCCGACGAAGCCGGCGACCAGGATGTGAACGGGCGGGTTTTGCGCCCAGTACTCGTTGAGGGCGAGCAGGCGCGGGATATCGAGCTCTTCTTCGATGTAGTCCCAGGTCCAGCCGGTTGAGGCTATGACGTGGGCGGCGATCGCCGGGAAGTCTAGTTGCTCGGACTGCCCGGCAGAGCTTCCCCCGCGGCAGCGGCCGCGGCGTCGACCGCCTTCATTCCATTGAGCTCGCCGAACACCTCGAAGATTTCCTTCGCGTTGTGCGCGTCGATATTCTCCTCGAGCCATTCCAGGGTGATGGCGCCGGAGGCCTCGCACTCCTTTCGCGCGCGCCTGGCTCCCCAGAAGATCGCACCGATCAGGGCCTTGAGCCCCTCCTCGCTGTCGATGCCGGTCTTTGCGATTGCTCCCTGCGCATTCGCCATCTTGAAGATAGGCGTCGGCGCGATCTTGAACGTGATCCCTTCAATCGTGAGCTCACGAACGAGCATTGCTTTCCCCTTAGTTTTTCGGATCTATTTCTTACTTGAGCGACCAGACTCCGAGCGATCCGGAGCCGTTGTCGAGCGCGGTGAAGTCGAATTCCTGCACCGAAAAATCCTCATTCTTGAATGGCAGCGTGATCTTCGAGCTCACGCAATTGAGTAGCTTCAGGTTGTACTGGTGCCCGTTGAAGGGCAGCGAGAGCTCCGCCTGGAACGTCGGCGCGTACCCCATGAGCTGATTCGTGATATTGAATTTCGCCGCCGAGGTGCTGGTCGCCGTGTATTCGTAAGAGATCAGCAGCGTCCCGACCTCACTGGCGTTGAAGGTGTAGACGCCCGTGCCGGTGTTGACGGAGTACTGGCCGACCGACGGCGCTGAAGCGACACGCGTCAGAGGCAGGCCAGTCGCTGAGTACAGAACGCCGTAGTCGGTCGTATACGTTCCGGAGGCCGGCGGCGTGATCGTGATCGTTGTGGCGGCCGCGTGCGATTCGCCGTCGACCGTCGCCTGGATGCCTGCGGAGGAGCTCGCGCCGAAGAAGAGTGATCCGAGCGCCTGGGCGGAGAAATCGGCAGCCTTCGCCTTGAAGGTGAACTTGCCCTTGCCGCGGCCGAAGGCGAGAGGGAACTGGTTCGCGCCGTAGAGCGTCTTCTCATCGAAGGACATGTCGCCCTGCACTTCTTGCAGAACGCCGAGCTTTACCGGCGTCGGGTTCGAGATCGCCGCGCCGGAGGCATCCGAAAGCGGCACGCCGTACATTGTGCCGACGCCGAAAATGATCATTGCGGTACTCCTGAGCGAATGAAAAAAAGCGGCCCGAAGGCCGCTTGAAGTTTGGGGAAACCCTACGTGGCGAGCTCTGTCAGCGATCGAGCGGGAGTCGCGTAGGTGATCCGATAGCGAATCACCGCCGCGACCGCATTCTGGTCTGCGACCTCAAAGTCCCATTTCGTTTCTTCCTCGAAGATGCGCGCGCAGAGGCCGCCGAGCGTCTGATCCGCGAGGAGCGCCGAGTGAAGCGCCTCAACGGCGGGATCGGCGACCTGGTCGGGAACCTGGCCGCGCGCGATCACGGTGATCTCGACCCTGAATTGCCGGAAGATCACGTCTTGCGCGCCGTTCTCGACGAGCTCCTCGGCGGGTCGGATGAGGATTGCGACGCCCTCCTCGCGGGCCATGGCAGCCTCGCGGGACCGGTAAACGACGGCGTTCGGCACGGGCTCGAGGAGAGTCTCGATCGCCTCGAGGAGCTGCTCGCGGGTCGTCATACGCGCTGCAGCGTCGCGACGCGGAATGCGCCGTCGTCCAGGTTGTTCACGGAGATCACGGAATAGTTCGTCTCCCCGATCCGCACGGAATCGCCGTGCGTGATATCGGGGAATGAGTCAGCGTCGAAGGTCATCGCGTACTGTGTCGAGGTAACACGCCCCGACAACGCATCGCGATCGGGAGCGTCGAGCAGGACAAGGGCACGTTTCCCCCTCGCCTGCGCGACGATCCCGAAATCCTCGAAGAACGCCGCGCGGTCCTCGGCGAACATTAGGCCTCAGACGTATTTCGGGCAGGCGATCGCTGCGACGCCAATCAGCACGGGGCCCGTGACGATCGTGCCGACGAAGCCCAGATAGCGCTTCGCCAGGCCGTCAGCGTACACGACCAGGCGCTGCGCGGTATTCGCGACGCCGGTTGCGAAGGTCGCACCGGACACGTCGACCGCGTTTGTGCCGTTCGCATCATCTGCGACCTGCATTTTGCCGGCGAGGCTGCCCGTGAGCGCCCCGAGCGACATGATGACGATGATCTTGCCGTCGACCGGCTGCGTATCCATCCAGGCACCCGAGCCCGAGGTCGCGGCCGCGGTGTTCGCAGCCGAGATCGCCGCGAGGAGCGTGCTGACGGTTGAGGCATCAGCCGCATCATAAAATCCTGGCATTGTCGTTAACTCCTGAGTTTGAATGGGTGTCGCGAGCGGCCGTCAGCCGCCTCCGCGCCGCCTGGTCGGCGGTGCGGGAGTCTCGCTCTCCGGCTTGTCCGGCTTCTTATCGTCCGCCGGCGCGGCCGCAGGCTCTGCCGGAGGAGCCGCCGGATCGATCTTTTCCGCCTTGTTCGCGTGAATCATTTCGCGCGCGAACGCATAGGGGAGCTCGAGCTCGGTGCCGATCTCCTGGACCCCGCGGTCCTGCAGCACGAAGGCGGAAGTCACGCGCACGAGCAGTGTTTTCTGTGCCATAGCGTCTTGAAGCTCATCCCATGACCGAGCCGTCCCTAAGGTCAGCTCGGTCACGGGATTGAGCGCTCCTCCGGTTTGATCAGGTGATCGACGCGCCGACCGCGAAGGCCGCCGCGTAGCGCAGGCCTACGTCGACGGTCATCAGCGCGCGAACGCCGATGATCCCCGCCTGGAAGTTCGCATAGGGATTGACCTCGATCTCGAGCACGCCCCATTCCGCGATGACGAGCTGCGACCAGTCACCGAAGAACATGGTCCCCGCGGCGATCTGGTTCGAGCTCATGCCAGGGAAGCCGGCGCACTGCAGCGCACCGTTCGCGTCCCAGAGGTTGCCATCCCAGAGCGGCGTCGCAGTATTCGCGAACCGCGTGCGCTGCATCAGAAGCGCCGCGACTGTCGGCGTCGTGACGTAGCCGCCGGCGACCGGCATCACGTTCGCATTCGCGACCGCGACCTGGAAGTTCAACTGGCCGGCGTAGGCGATCGTCGTCATGCCAGCCGGCGAGCCGATTCCGCTGGTGTTCGCGATGCCGAGCGGCTGCCCCGCTGAGCCCGAGCCCGACAGTCCGCCCTTGTCGACGGCGAGCGCGACGATGGCTGCGAGGTCCGCGTTGACGATGCCCTCGACGTCCGGCGAGCTCTGCAGCAGCAGAAGCCGGCTGATCTCGGTGTAGCCTCCCACTGTCTTCGGGCTGAGGGCCATCTGGCCGAACACCTGGTCGCTCTCGGTGATCTGGGTCGTCTCCGAGCCGAGCCAGGCGGCCGTCGCGGCCGAGTTCTGTTTCGGCACGTTCACGTTGCCGACCAGGCCAGACAGCGCGCGAGCTCCCATGCGGAAGCATACGGAGCGGTTGCGCAGAAGCTCGATGAACCCGACGTTCACCGTCTGCACCAGGTAGCCGCCCGCGGGCGCAGATCCGACCGTGTCGGCGCGGTAGTACATCCCGCCGCCGTTCAGATCGCCGCCCCTGAGGGCGCGCTGCTGCGAACGGATGGCGTTCGGGTCGATCGGCCGCGCCTGCACATCGTAGGGCACGAAGAAGCGCTTCGGATCCAGCGGCTTGTTCGCGCGTTGGGCGATCGTGCGCGAGCACTCGGCCTCGAAGCCGGCCTTTGCCCAATTGCCATCGGCGCAGGCAGCGATCGCGCGCGTCAGCGAGAAACGCTGTGTTTCCTCGGCCGTCAGGTCGAGGTTCGCGACGCTGGTCGGCTTCGTCTTGCCGCGCTCTTCCATGATCGTGACGATGTCCTCGCTCACCTTCTCGACCGAGGTGCCAGAGGTGATCCAGAAATCGCGGGTCCGATCGTCGATCTTGCTCGACTTGCAAAGATTCTCGATTGCGCGCTTGCGCTGACCCTCGAGCTCGATCGCGTTCGGCGTCTTGACCTCTTCGCGAGTGATCTCGACCTTGGCGGCAGCGCCGGTGTTGTCGGCAGCATTACCCGCCGCGGTTTTACCTTCAGCCATTGCAGTACTCCTAATTGCGGCGTCAGCCGCGGGGGTTGAAACGATTTCCTCGCGCGTGCCGCGGCCGATTCCAACGGTGGAATCCGCCGGCACACCAACAATCGAGGCCTCGAACGGCTCCCAGTCGACGATGCGGTAGGTGTCCTCGCCGTTGGCGGTGGACTCCAGGCGCATTTCATGCACGCGATAGCCGACCGAGGTGTTGCGGTAAATGGTGTCGTCGACGTTCTGCAGCGCGTCGGCTGCGGAGGCCGAGCGACCGAAGCGCGCGATCGCGCGACCCACGCCGTCCTTGATGTTCGCGCTGTCGATGACGCCGATCTGCTGGCGCATGTCGTGATGCATCAGGAGCGGCGCGTTGCCGCTCGCCATGAACCCCATGCGCACCGACTTCGGCGAGTGATCGAGAATTTCCCCGCCGAACCAGCGCTGGACGACTACGTTCTCGGACGAGAACGACAGCGCGCGCTTGCGATCGTCGCCTGTCTTACTCATCGTCGCCTTCCCGCGTGAAGGTGCCGTCGACGGTCTGCAGCGCGCAGTCGCGCTTCTGGAATTCGGCTCCGTGACGCTTGCGGAAGTCCTCGGCCTGCTCGGCACTCACGTTCGAAACGGTGAGCTGTCGCCCATTGGGAAACGTCAGCACAGCGCGGCGGGCGCCGGCGTCATAGGCCAGCGAGATCTCATTCGTTGCCACGGGTTATCTCCTGAGTTTGACGATGTTCCGGGATCCGCCGGAATCGTCGTTTTCGTCGGCCTGTTCGCCTTGCGGCGTGGCTGGCTCGGCCTCGGCTGGCGGTTGCTCGCCGGCGGGCGCCGGCGCCAGGTCGGCAGCAGGCACCACTTCGCCAGTGTCCGGATCGACCATGACCTGGCCGCGGCTTTCGGCCGGCACGTAGACCTCCGGCGAGGTATCGAACACGAGCTCGAGCGATTTCATGTATTGCAGCTCGTCGTGCCGGGCCTGCATTACGTCCTCGAGGTCGCTGCCGCCGGCGGTCTCGCCGATCACGGAGCCGATCGTCTTGAAGCCTCCCTTGACGGCGTCCTTGTATGCGGCGACCTCTTTGACCGGATCGATCCAGCTCCAGCCGCGCGGCCGGAAGAAAGCCGCCATGTATTTCTCTTCGTCGAGCGCGTAGTCCGTGCGATCGATCTCCGGAATCGCGCCCGATAGAACCGCTGCGCGAAGCCACTGCCGGTGGAAGCGCTGCCTGAAGGTGCGAACGAACCAGAGCTGGAGTGCGCGCCAGCAGTCCCTGTCGTCCAGCAGTGCAAGGCGCCCGCTCGAATAGTTCACATGGGCATAGTCTCGCGAGATGCTCTCGTACGAGAGCCCAGTGCCGGCCGCGACTTCGCGCAGCATGAAACGCATGAACGGGTCGAGGGCCGAGTTCGGCCGATTCGGCGATATGAAATTGAACTTCTCACCTGGCGCGAGCTTCATCGTCGTCCCAGGCTGCAGCCCCTGCTGGAAGCTGCCGTCGGCCTGCTCCTCGCCGAAGGTCTCGATCGAATCCGGCGTCTCGATGGTGCCCAGGTAGGACGCAGCGCCTCGAGCTGCGATGATCTCCGCCTCGCTGTAGCCGTTCATGTCGGCGAGCTTGCCGGCGACCGCGTGCAACCACGGCTCGCCGCGGGTCTGCGGCCAGCGATCGACGATTCTCAGGTGATAGACGTCATCGGCGACCACGCGATAGGCGCGATCGGTCTCCTCGACGTTCATGCGGATGTCGCCAGGGTGCAGGTCGCGGACCCAGTAAGCGATCGCCTTTTTGAACCTATCGACCTCGATGCCCATGCGCACGGTCGCACGATTGGCGATCGCCGAGGGGACCGCGTACCCGTCGACGATGCGCTCCGGCTCGACGATCTCGAGCGCCAGCGGCACGCGCGAGCTTCCGAACGCGGTGTGGTGCACCTGGAGAAAGATCTCGCCGGCCTCGAAGGTCTCGCCCATCATCAGGCGCTCGAGGTCGTGAAAATGTACCGCGCCGCCCGTATGGCAGTTTTCGGCCTCGCACCAGAGGCGCCATTCGCGCTCGATCGCATCGTTGATCTTCTGAACCAGCGTGCCGCGCTGATTCGCAACGGCGCACTGCAGGCCGACGCCAGTGCCGATGACATTGTTCACGATGACGCGCTTCGCGCTCTTCGCGTAGCCAGCATCCCGGATGAGCTGCCTCGAGCGCGATCGCAGATTGCGCAGGCTCGTGACGAGCTCGCTGTCGGCCGAGTTGTTGAAACCCGGGAATCCCTGGTTGAACCGGTTCGGCACAGCGTTCGCGTACATGCGCGTTCCGGTCGCCGGGCGCTTGCGCTGTTTGATCTCCTCCTCGGCCTTGATCTCAGCGATCAGTGCTTCGCCGAGCGGCGTCTCGAACCAGTTACGTGGCACGGTCGAACCTCGTCAGCAGCATGCGGCTCTTTCCCCCGTCGGCCTGGGCGCGTTCCATCTGTACCCTGCCGCGCAGCCAGTCGGCATATTTCTGCAGCTCCATCGGATCGGCGAAGTCCATCGACCGCTGACCGATCATGTAGCGCTTCATGAATTTCCCCGACGCGGCGTACGCGGCAATCGCCGCCTCGCAGTCATCGAGCGCCTTCTGCATCCGCGTGCGGCTGTCATAGGAGCTCGTCAGCGCAGAAAGATCTGCGAGCACCGTCAACTGGCCGCGCCCGACTGTGATCTGGACGTTTGTCGCTGTCACCGCTGCTGACCATGAATACAGGCCCGCCGCAAGGCCGGCGCTGGCTGCCGTGTCGATCGACGTGGTCCATCCGAGCCCGTTGGCGACGCCGGCGAGCTCGACCGGCGCCTGGATCGGTCCCGCGAGCACATACCCGAAGGCGAAGTCGGTCGACGTCAGCGCATTTCCGAGCGAATCGGTAAATGGCCCATCGCTCCAGGCCGCGCTGTCGCCCTGTGTCAACTTCGCCGGGATCTGCGGGATCTGCGGCGCCGCGCGATTCCAGGGCGTTGTCATGTCACCATTCCTTGATCCAGTTGCGTGGCGGCAGCTTCGTCGGCCGCCTGGCTGGCGGCGCCGGCGCCGGCGTTGCTTCCGGCTGAGCCGGTTCAGCCTCTGGCGGCGTTTCGGGCACGGCGCGCGTGAGCGCAGTCTTGCGCCTGGCCCAGTCCGCAGGCTTCATCCTGGGCATCCCGAGCTGGCAGGCCGCGGCGTATGCGTAAACCGCACAGTCGAGCGCTTCGTTGCGCCGGCCTCGAGGCAGAACCCATTCGGCCGTCGCATACCCGCGCACGTATTTTGTGACCAGGCGCTCGGCGATTATCTGGTCGAAAAAATCCTCCGGGAGTTGCTTCGTCGCGTGTATGAATCCCGGGCCAGGTGCATCGATCGCCAGGCGCGCATAAATGACCTTCTTCGCAGCGCTCGAGCCGACTGGCCAGAGCTTCACGCCGTTCTTGATGCGCTCGCCGCGAACGTCGATGTCCTGCGACGTAGGCTTGCCCATGACAGGCTTGCCTGGCTGGTTCTGCCCCTTGATGGCCAGGAGCTGCTGCAGCCCGAAGGCGGTTCGGCGAGCTCCGTGCGTGCGGCAGAACGAATAGACGACCTGCGTATGGTGGCCGCCGGAATCGATCGCCACCGTGCGCGGAACGACCAGTGCGCCGAGCTCGTGCTCGAGCGGCGTGCCCAGATGCTCGAGCAATTGTTCCCAAACGAGCGGCCGCGCCGGATCGCCGTAGAAGTCCCGGAAATCGACGACCCAGGCCTCTTCGCCCTCACCGTATCCCCAGGTATAGGCCTCGAGGCGATCGGCCTGGACGTCGACCGCGGCCGTGATCAGGACCGCGCCGGCCGGAATGGTCCCCAGGGCATAGTCCTCGGCACGCGCTAACAAGGCTGCAGGCTCCTTCGCGTCGTGCGAGTCTTCCCAACTTTCGCCGAGCGAGCTGTTGACCCAGACCTTCAGGCGCTCCGGGTACGGCTTGGCGCGAAGGAAATCGACAGCCATCTGCGCCGGCGTCGACCAGGGCGAGCAAAGCTGGTTTAGATGGAAGCCCGCGATGCCTTTGAAGGGCGTCGAGGCCTTCCAAAATCCGACGCGAATCGCGCGAATTCGCTCAGATTCGGACCACTTTGCGCCGCAATGCACGCAAAAGATGGCCGCTTCTTCGGGAATTGCCGGCGGTCCCTGCGGCCAGTGCACATTCGCCCATTTCAGCACCTGCGGCTCGCTGCAATGAGGGCATGGCACGAAGTAGCGGCGCTGATCGGACTCGAGGTACGCCGGTTCGATTCTCGACAGATCCTTCACGCCAGGCGTCGACACGCGGATGATCTTGCGATTCCAGAATGTCGTCGTGCGCTTCTCGGCGAGTGATGCCGGATCGCCTTCGTTGCCCGCGCTCGCTTCGTACTTGTCGACCTCGTCCTCGATCACGATGCGGATCGGGCGCGACGCCAGGCTGGCCGCGGAGTTCGCGCCGGCGAGCGTCACGTGACCGCCGGGAAATTGCTTGTGCAGCAGCGTGTTCGCTGAGTCGCGGCTGCGAGGATCTGCGACCAGGTCCTGCAGCACGGGCGTGTCCCGGATCATCGGCGCCAGGCGATCCTTAGAGAACGCCTCGGCGAGCACCAGGGTCGGCTGCAGGATCAGGATCGGCGAGGGATCCTGGTCCATGTAGTAGCCGGTCACGTTTAGCACGAGCTCGGTCTTCCCCACCTGGGCCGAGCTCATGATCACGACCTCGGTCACGGTCGGATCGGTAACGGCGTCCAGGATCCCGCGCTGGTATTCAGCCGTCGCGGTGCGCCACTTTCCCGGCTTTGCGCTTGCCTCGGCGCTTACGATTCGGTGCTCGTCTGCCCACTGGCTGACCGTCAGCGGCGGTGGCGGCATCGCCATCGCCTGCGCGCGCCGCGATGCGTCGCACAGTCGGTCCAAGATCGTAAGCCGCAAAGGCCTCGAGGGCAGCCCGTGCTTCCCGGTCGAGGACTGCCTTGATCTCCGGCGTGCTGAGCCCTTCGAGCTCAGGGGCGAGTTTCGTCGGGAGTGCAAGCGTGTTCGCCCTCAGGACTGTGACGGCGTTGCCTATGATCTTTTCAATCACAGGCAGCCTGACGAGCTCGTCGCGGACCTCGGCATTCCTGAGCGCCGCGCTGTCTGCCTGCTCGTTCGCCAGGCGCGACCTGGCGCGCTCGAGCTCGAAGCGCTCGAAGTTCGTGCTGAAGTACCAGCGCATACACGCCTCGAGGTCCAGGACGGCTGGCTTGCTGCCGCCCCTCCCGCCCATCGAGGCCGGTTCCTTGACAGGCATGCCCGCCTTGATCCATTGCGAGACCGCCTGCTCAGTTACGCGGCAAATTCCCGCCAGTTCCGCCAGCGTGGTCATCCCATACCAAGCTAAAGGCTATGCAATCTCTGGATGAAAAACGCGAGTCGCGGCACCCGCACCGGTGCCACCCCTAAGAAGGACCCGCCGATTTCAGCAGGAGCGCTTGTTAGAGTGGCCAGTGCGATCACGAAGCTATGAGCGCAACGATTCATATCTAAGCTCTTGTTCCAACACGACGGGAAAGCGTTCAACGATCGCACGCTTGACGCTTGTCTGCACAGCATCGCTGCCGAATGCAGCCTTGATAGATGGCCCGAACTTTTCAACGATAGGCAATCCCGAAGGCACAAGTCGCCCGTTCTTAGGCACGCGCTTGTGAGCTTTTCCGACGCGTTCAAACACTCCTCGATGACCGCTCGGCATGGTGGCGATGAACGCGTGCGAGAGGACTTTGCGCCCGTTCTTCACGTTCACGCTTACGCCGCCGCCGCGTGTCTCCCGAGCTCCGTACTGGATCATCGGAATCGGCTTGCTACGCCCGCGCAGCTCGAACTGCAGCGCCGAAGTCGTTGCGCGACTTGGGATCGTGATCGCTGCCTTAATGTCACGCGCCTTCATGTTGTAACCGGCGTCGCGAATGGCCTTCGAGGCCTGCGCGCGTCCCGTCGTCGCGGTCTTATTGAGCGCGCGCGAAATCGCTTTGCGGATTCCGTTGCGACCCATGTCGAGCTTACGCAGCGCGCCGCTGATATCGACAGATGTGTTCAAAGCTTTCGCGCCCTCACGCTGATTCGCAGCAATCCCTCAGGCGTTACTGTGCTGGCAAGCGAGATTGTGTTGCGAACATAGTAGTCACCGTCGGCGAGACTCGCGTCAGCGATTACGAGAACGCCGGCGCGTGTCCCGACCAGGCCTCGAGCTCCAACGCTCACCCCGCCATCAGACGTCCAGCTCGAGGCGCTGATTGTCGAAGCGAGGCTCGTCGTATCGACTGCCGCGCATTTCCATGTGATCGAACCGTCCTGGACTGTCTGACCAGGTGCGAGCGGCCATGCGGGCTCGGCGTCCCGCCAGGGCGACGAGCTCGTAGGCGCGTGGGCCGAAAGCCCAGAATTCTGCGCGACATACTGAAATCCCGTCGGGCATCGCGGCCGTATCGCGTAGCCGGCGTCGAATGGAAGACCAGGAAACCAGCGATTCGAGAGAAATCCTGCCCATTCAATCGCGTAGTCGAGCGAACTGCCTGGCCGCTGGTAAAACTCGGCATAGGGCATCGAATCATCACGCAGCAGCTCTTGCACGAGATTCCTCCGTTACGTGATGACCAGGCGCCTTGAGCTCGTCGTCTGGATCTCCCTGGTTGTGTTCGTTACCTGGTAGAACGGAATGCCCGTCGAGAGGTCAGCCATCACGACAGCGGAAGCAGTCACCTCGGCGCCGAACGTGCTGCCGGTCGTCAAATCGGCGGATACCGAATTGCGCGCCGCGGCGATCGTCGCGAATCCGGCGCCGCTCGATATATCGGCGACAACCAGGTTGCGCGCGGCCGCAACCGTTGACAGCGGGATCGAGGTGCTCAGTGCGGCCTGAACCGCTGCCGATCCAGATACGGCTGCCGCAAAGCGCGGCGCGTTCGTGAGATCTGCGCTGACGAAAGTCAGGCCAGACACGCGAGCCGTGAGCACTGCGCCGCTGCCGATAGATGAATCGACAGTGCACTTTCCCGCGGCGACAGAAGCCAGCGGGATAGCTACGCTCAGCGCTGCCGACGACGAAGTCTTAGCAACGGCCGACGCGGCGAGCGCGACGCCCGTGGTTAGCGACGCCGTGACGTTGGTTCGCCCTTGAACCTGTGCGACGAGCGGATTGCCGGCGCTGAGCGCCGCTGTGACCGATGCCAGTCCCGCGGCCTGCGAAGCAAGCGGGATGCCTGTTGCGAGCGCAGCAGTTGCCAGCGTCTTCGCCGATACCGTCGTATCGAGAATCGCCTGCGGACGCTGCGTCGAGCCTGCCGCGCTTATGAACTGGTTGGGATTCCAGGGCGTCGAAAGACCTGGACCGGCCTGCGTGCGGATTCCGATCGGTTTAACGGTCGTCAGGTCGGCAACGACTACGGTCTTTGCGCTCGCCACACCGGCCAGTGCCGCCTGGGCGCCTAATGACGCTCCGAGCGTGACCCGCATCTTTTGCGGGCCGATCTTCGGCACATGGCCGCGATATTGGACCGTCGGAGGCCCCGGAGCGGTCAGATCTGCGGATACGGAAGCGCTGCCTGACGCATTCGAGGCAAGGCTTATGCCGCTGGACAGCGTCGAGGTGACGATGACGATCGCCGCCGCGGTGGCTGAGAGCACTGCGCCTGCAGTTAGGGTGCCCCCTGCGGTGGCCCGCATCTTGCCTGGGCCGATTTGTGGTCGTCGACCGTCAGCCACGTCGGGAGTCTCCTAAACGTTAGCAGGGGCTCGAGATGCCAGGCGAACAGCCGACGCCCCGGCCATCAATCAGCGCTCCGGGAGACGAAGCGGCAAGGGTGAGAACCCAGCCGCCATAACCCATGTTGTAGCCGCCAGCGCTGGTGATGGTCCCGGTGAGCGTACCCGTAGCACCACCGGCCCAGCCCACACTATCGCAGGCGCACAGAACGTTCTGGTTCTGTAGCGGGGAGGTGAAGTTATCTACGTTCGCAAAGCCCGAGGGCGCGCTCGTCAGGTTCCACGCGTTGGCATTACCCAGTGTGCCCATGGGGATGATGGCAACCACATCATCCCCGGCATTAGGGGTAAGGCCCGTCAGCGAGATCGATAGCGGACTCGGAGCCGTGGCTACAACCGCCGTGGTGACGGGAGTTACAGTGAACGGGGTGGCCGTCCTGCCGCGATAAACGCGAACGTATGCGCTGAGCCAGCCGGAGAAGGAATTCGAGAACGCGAAACTGGTCTCGCCGCCAACTGCAACCTTCCACTGGAAGCCCCACTGGTCGCCGCCGTTGGCAGACTGCGGGCTTAAATTCGTGAGTCCTGAAACTGCGGCCGCGCCACTCGGGAAGGTCGCAGAGTACGTAGTGCTCGAAACGCTAAAACAAAAAAGCAGAATGTCGCCAGCATTGATGGTCGGACCGGAGTACGTGATGGTGCACGTCGTGCCTGTCGCCGTGTTCGCCTGCTGACCTGAGCCTACGAATGACATTTAACCCTCAGAAGCTGCTGCCGATCTGGGCGATCGGCTGTCCGGTATTCACGTCTGTCCCGCCCCATGCGCCCATGTCTATGGCCGTGCCGCCGACTTGGCCGGTCGAGCTGCCAGCTAAATGCCCGATACTGCCGCTCGTTAACTGCCATGCCTGCGCGGGCAGCGCGGGAGTGCCTCCCACAAAGGTCGGCGTACCTGTCAGCGCATGAGCTTCCTTGCCGATACAGCTCGGCGCCGCGGCGGCGATTGCTGCCTGCCAGGTTGCCAGCGTCGTTTTCGGTGACGCCATTGAGGCTGCGCACCCGGAGCCCGGGGCGTTCAACCCGTTATTGATAGCCTGGTACAGGTTGTAGTCGATCAGGACCGGATTGTCGGAGTTCGTCAGAAACACGCCCTGGAACCCCGAGTTCGGGGACGCGTGGATATTGTTGTAGTAAGTCAGGACCGGCCCACTTCCCACGGTGACAAGACTTCCGGGATTGAACTGCGTGGGGGTGACGAAAGTGTTGTTGTAGAACTGCTGGTTCTCGACTTGGCTCTGATTGCTAACACCAGCCAGACCTTCGCGGAAGGACTGTATCCCCAGCGCGATATTGTGGTGGAAGACCGATGTATTGGCACTTGTGCCGGTGATGTCCCAGCCGTAGACCCCAGCACCTCCGAGACTCGTGGCGGCCGAGAGATCCGCGTAGTTATAGCGGATGGTGTTGCCGAACTGTGTCTGCGGCGTCTGGTTCTTGATGTAGATCGCGGCAGAACCGGCATTCGCCATCACGATGGTGTTGTACTGAAGGATGCAATTCCGGCAGCCCCACAGTTCAATCGCGGTATTGCGATTCGAGCTGTTAACGATGTTGGTTATCTTGTTGTTCTCGATGATCGAGCCGTTACAGCTATAGGCCGTAATACCCGCAGAATTGGCCCCAGTGGTGGTCGAGTTAACCCCGTGGATATAGCAATTCCGAATATGGTTCGGCAGGTTCGTGACGTTGTTGCCAGAGCCCAGCATCACTATCTGATCGTTGGTGTTGGTCAGTTCCAACCCATCGATGATCGTATAGCCTGTCCCAAGCGCGTCAGATCCGCCGATGCCCGGGGCAGGCTCCCCCGTACCTGCAGGATTGTTCGTGTCGGTAAGGCCGAAGTTGATGATTGAAGCGCGTGCGCTGTAGGCGCCCGTAGCATCGCACGAAGCCAGATACGTGAAGGCCGCCGGCGTGCCCTTGGGCACAATAAGCACGGGCTCCTGAAAGTTCAGGTTAGACAAGCTGCCCATGACGGTGTTGGGCGTATAAGTCCCGGCGATCAGCCCTATCCTCTTGCTCTGCATCAGGGCTTGGTTAGCCTTGGCAGTTGCTGTACAGGTCGGCAGGCGCGGGTTAAGTAGCGACGTGATGGCCCACGGCGATGCAAGCGTGCCCGGATTCGCATCATTGCCGCCGAGTCCGATGTAGTAATCGAATCCAGTTGCCGCGGGCGCGACGACGACCGACAGCGAGACCGGCGCTGAGGCAAGCCCTGCAGAATCCCTAGCCACCACATTCAGCAGGACTTCCGTCTCGGCCGTTGTGGGTATTCCAGAAAGAACACCGCTTGCGCTGAAACTGAGTGCGCCCCCGGTATTCGGAAGTAGTGACGCGGCCGCCCATGTGTACGGAGCCCGGCCGCCTGTCGCCGCGAGCGTTGCGCTATAGGCTACACCGGCCGTCGCGCCAGGTAGCGAGCTCGTCGTGATGACCGGGGACGTGCCGAAGGCGCACGTCCGCGATCCCGCCCAGGCCACCGAGTGGCCTCTAGTTCAGCGACGCAAGTTCGTAGTCGACCACCTGGATCGAGTTCGACGCATTCGCCACCGACCAGGTGCCGAACATGTCGATCGCGAACGAGACCGTCGAATCGAAGCCGCTGCCCGCAGCCGGCGCGGTGGCCGGCAGTAGCATCACGGGGACCGTCGAGCTCATCGCGGCCGAGATCAGGCGCCCTGCGCCGAGGACTGTTGCGCTTGTGCCTGAACCGACCGCCTGGACGGTCAGATCGATCTCGAGGTCGAACGTTGCGTTCGTGAGCGACGTCTGCACCGTCGGGGAGGCGCCGCCGTTGAACACGATGGTCGAACCGAAGCGCACGTCAAAGGTGAACGTGCCTGGCGTTGCGGCCGCCGTCGAGATCTTGCCGTGCGCCTTGACGCGCAGCTTCTTGCCGGCCGCCTCGAACCAGTTCGCCGCCAGGATCCACTTCGCTTGGCCTGCGAGTAGACTGGTCGCGGTCGTTGAGTTCGAGAGCGCCGGGCCCGCGCCCTGCTGCGAGACGAGCACCTGGTACCAGGAATTGCCAGACATGGTGAATCCTCAGTGAAAGGGGTTGAGAGGTGATCGCCTCAGTTGTCGAGCTGGATCGAAATCGCCGCGGCAGCAAAGGACGGAGCCGCGTCGCCGTTGTTGACGGTCTTCGGCGTGTTCAGCGGCGACCACAGAATCAGATTGCCGGCGGTCGGCTGATCGAAGAACGCCTGGGCGCCGATCTGCGCAGCGCCCGTCGCCCAGTTCGCGGTCGGCGCGGGAAAGGTGATCGAACCGTTATTCGAGGTCGTGCCGCCGGTGCCCGACGAGCTCGTCGTGGTGCCGGCGCCCTGCGTGCCGGCGAAGTCACCGAGCGCGGCATACGTGCCGGCAGTGATCTTGACGCGCGCGTACGAGCCGCCGGAGACCTCGGTGAGGCCCGCGGGGAACCCGGTGTTCGAGTCGAATACGGGACTGATTTCCGTGAAGACGCACGACCCGTCGGAAATCGCCTCCCCTGGCACGCCCAGGTAGAGCGCACCCTGCGAGCCTGCCGTCGTGCCCGAGGTCGTGCAGCGATAGATGTGCTGGCGCGTATCGCCGCCGGAGCCGCCGGTCGCCGTGAGGCTTACGCAGTCGCCGACCGAGTAAGCGGTCGTGTTCTGCCGCAGGCCCTTGTTGATCACGAAGAGCGCTGAATAGATCGCGAGGAATGACGGGATGCCGGAGACCGCGGTCCAGGTGACCGTATTGTCGACCAGCGTGGTGCCGGGATTCGGAACCGCCAGCGTGTTCGTCGAGCCGGAAGTGCCCGCTGTCGTGCAGCGCAGGAACTTGCCGCCGGCGCCGGTCATGTTCGCGTGCGGAACGACGACGTCGCCCAGGTTGTAGGACGTCGAGGCCGTCCACACGCCTTTCACGACGGCCGTGGAGCTCACCGCCCCCGCGCTCGTGAGCGCGCCGCCGCGGAAGAACCCATCGACTGCCTGATTCTCGAAAAAGTCGGAAAGATTCACAGGGAGCTCCTGGGGTTGAGTTATGCGCGCAGCCGCGGGCCTCGCCTTGCGGCGCTGGCGTGAGAACTGGGGGCCAGAAATGCGAACGCCCCGCGAATGCGAGGCGTTTGGGGGAAAGGAATGCGCTAGCTTAGCTAGTGGGCGCGGATGTAAGCCTAGTCCGACGTGCCTGTCAAGCTTCTGACCCCGATTTTCATAGCGTTTGAGTAGTCCCACGCATTCGACAGCAATTTCAGTCCGAGGTCGACCGCCTTCTCGCCCTCCTCGAGGTAGCGCCAATAAGCGCTCTTGGACATGCCCAGGTCCCGCGCCTGGTCAGGAATCGGAACGCGCCATGGCCATCGAAGCACGTAGTAGTACGTAAGGGTCACCCGCGGCATTTCCGTGATGCTGCGGCAGATCTTCTCGACGATTGCCCCGTCTCCGGTATAGACCTCCGGCCACTTCTGCCGAAGGCGCGCCTCGCCGGCGCCGGCGGCGTTGCGATCCTTCCGGAGCTGGCCCATCACGGACGCAACCGGTTGCTGCTCGTCGATGTACAGGGAACGCTTCTGCGCCGCCCAGGTGTTGAGCGCGGATTCGGTCGGCGGCGGGATGAATCGACTCATTGGCGCCGGTCTCGAGGATTCAGCGCCCCATGTACCGCTTTCACGATCTGAGGAACCGGAAGTGCGTCACGTTCCTTTGCGATCGCGGCAGCGAAATCGGTTATGAAGGTCGGCCACGTAGTGGCCAGGTGCTCGACGATGAGCTGCACCTGGATGTGCAGGATCTTCGCGTTGATCACCTCCTCGATCTGGTTGAAGTAGAAAACGCCCTTACCGTCAGTGCGGGCGCTGATGTAACGCTGCGCGAATTCGTTCATCACAGCCTTGAGGTAGACCTGCTCCGCCGAGGGTCCTGTACCTGGCGACGGCTGATCCTGCACCGGCGCCGGCGTGTCAGTGGCGGCCGCCTCAGGAGGCGAACCGTTCAGTTCCGTTTTTTCCATGTTGGGTTTCGTCCTATCGGTGGCCGTGGACCAGGAGGACGATCCCTACGATCGAACAGGCCCAGAGCGCGATGAGAATTATCCCGAGCACCAGGATGCTGTGTCGCTCGAGCCAGGTCATCGGCGGCGGCAAGTACCAGAAGTCGAAGTCTCTGGGCTGCTTTGCGCGTCCGTGCTGGAGCTCCGCCGCGGTCCAGGGATCAATCATTTCCTCGGTCATTTCTGCGACCCTCCTGCGAATCGAACTGGAAATTCTCGAAGGTGATATCGGCCGTTGAACTTGCGCCAACCGTGAACCACGACCCGCACGCCGCCGCGCAAGACGGCCGCTAAGTTCTCGTGCTCGCGGATCTTGCGCAGGCGATCGGGCGCGTTGTGCAGCGTCGTCGTCTGGATGGCGACGACCTCGTTCTCGCCGACCGCCAGGACGTCGACGAACCCGAAGAGGTCCTGGCGGATTTCGGCGTGAGGATTCCAATGCTCGACGACCGCGGCCAGGTAGCCGCGTTTGCGCATTTCAGTCAGCGAGCGCTGAGTCGGCGAGCTCACGCCAGTTTCACATTCCGCAGCAATTGGCCACTCTCGAGCCGCGGCTTGTGCTGGCCGCAAAAAACGCGGACCGGTCGCTTAAGATTCACGTTCGTCTCGCCTGGCAGCCAGGTGTAGGTGTCCCAGGTGGCGTCGCGTGCGCACTGCGATCGATGCTGACATTGCGGCTTGCTTGCCATGGCGCGATTCAGTGCGCGCCAGTATCAGCGCGGCGACGGCGACTCTTCGCGCTGCTGCCGTCGATGACCTTGCCGCGCTTCGCCTTGAATGCCGCGACCTGAGTTTGCGCGGCCGCCTCGAATTCCTTCGCATCATCGGCAGGCGTGCCATTCGCGTGCCGCCCCATCGTCTCCGCGCCTGGGCCGCCGGCGCGCTGGTCGTGCTCATCAAGCGAGCCAGCGGTGCTCCCAATCACGGGATCCAGAGGCAGGTCCTGCTGTTTGCTGCGGTTCTTGGCTGCGATCTTCGTGTCGGCGACCGAGATCTTGAGCTCACAGTTCTGCGCGTTGATGAGCTTCGTGATGTGCTTCGTCTGCGGCAGTACCTGGACCTTGCAGCGCAGCTCGGTCTCGCCGCCGGCAACCGGTGACAGCGTGAGCGACTTTAGGCGCACGTCTTCGTACTCGACCTCGGTCTCGCCTGCCAGGTGCAGAGTGACATCGCCCTGGCGATCCTCTTTCAGCGCGAACGACTCGAATTCCGGAAACATTGGATGCGAGACGCCGTTCTTGGTCTCGAAGAGCGCGCGGTGCTTGTACTTGTCGCCGAGCAGCGCGTTGAGCTCGTCCGGATCCAGGAGCAGCGTGATCGGCAGATCGAACGCGGTCACGTCCTGGTCGCCGTTTTTCTCGATCCGGTTGTTAATGATCCCCAAAGTGCAGCGCTTGGCTGCAAGTTCGAAATTCTTCTCAGGCATGTCAGGAGCTCCGTTTGCGTGTTGGTTTTGCGGTCACGTCTAGCGGCTCGCCGTAGAGACGCTCGAAGGCTTGGGCATAGGTTTCCGTTTTTCCGCCGCGGTTTCCGGCGACGACCGCCTGGAGCGAGCTTGCGAGGATCGCGGCGCGCATCCGGCGGCAGCGTTCCGGCACGTCGCTGTCGCCGTCGAAGGCGTCCAGGCGGCCGCCGTGCTCGCGGATGCGCTCGAGGAGCCAGATCTCGTGATCGATCTTCGGGATCACGCGGATCCCTTGGGTGGAGCGGCGCCGAAACGCTGTCTGAAATCCTCCTCGAATGGCTTGCGCGCCGCGGCGGCCGTAGGGCCAGCCGCAAGCGGCGCGCCACGGTTACCGGTCCCGGAACCGGTTCCGGAGGGTTCGGTTCCGGTTCCGGTTCCGGTTCCGGTTCCGGTAGTAACGCTTTTGTGACGCTGTGACGCTTCGCCTGTAACGGCGTGTGACGCGTCACCGTTCACGGATTCCTTTCGCTTGCGCTCGCGGTATCGACGCGTGCGCTCGCGGCCGCGCTCTCTGCGCGCGTCCCTGTTTATCAAGGCATTTTTCGCAGAGTAACCGGGGAGCTCGACGGAGCCGTCGTCGTGCACCTTGAGCCATTCAGGTGGGAAGGCGTTAAGCAGTGACGCGGGTAACGCCGTCACTTCTTCAATTCGGGCGGTGGAGCGTGACGCCCCTTTCAGCCGGTCGTGACGCCCCAGGTAGGTGTCACCGTAACGCCAAAGTCGATACAAACCACCCAGGACAGCGTCACACGCCAGGCCCTCGAGGACCTCGCAGCGCTGCGTCTCAGGGAGCGCCATGGCGCGCTGGACGATCGCCGGCAGCTCGCGGGCGAGCTCCTTCGCCAGATCATCGACCCGAGGATCATCCTCCAGGTCCTTATCCATTCGGATGTACCCGCCCACCTCAGACGCGTCTTTCGCGCCAGAGGCACTTCGGGCTGCAGTTCGAGGTCGCGGCCGGCCCGTAGCCGACCTTCACGATATGGTGCGCGGCTGCGGCGCGCTGTATGACGCCGCCCCAGGCGCGCCCGTCTGGCGGCCTCACGATCTTGCCCGCAGTGAAAGCGACGAATTGCTCGGTCAGGAACTGCGCGCCATTCATGCTCGAGAGGTAATCGCGCAGCAGCCGGTCCGCATCGCGGTTCCAGTTCTGCGCGGTTTCTTCGGCATGCGACAGCGCGCGCTGTATGCCGCGATCGCGGCGGCGCTCCGCGTGCGCGAAAAGATCCGCCTGCGCGGCGTCGGCTGATTCGTTCACGTTTTCCCCGCCCTGCTTCTGTCAGAAAGCGCGCAGGTGATGACGCCCACCCGCTGAGGCGCCAGGTTCAGTTCGCCCGTGCTTCGGATTGCTGCTTCTGTGCGGCTCGCTCGAGCCGCTCAAGTCCGCGCAGCACCTTTTCCAGGGTGTCGACGCGGGGGTTAGAGCCATCCTTACGCTCCTGCATGAACTTGCAGAGCCAGGAATAGGTGACTCCCAACTTCGGCGCGATCTGCTCACGCGGCAGATTTATCGCCCCGATGCGGGTCCTTATGTCACGAACGAGTTGCCCTAGGTCCTCCATGCGGCGGATAGTAGTAGCAATATTTTACTAAAACAAGCCACGATTTTGCTTACTCAAATCCCACATACTGCTAGCACGGGCCGCCACTGTGTTCGGGTGGCTGCAAAATCCGCGCGCAATGTTGGTGAAATCATTGCCCAAAGCATAAGAAAGCTCAGGGAGCAGCGCGGCTTCACCCAGAAAGAGCTTGAGCGCCGTTCCGGCGTGAGCCAGACAATGATCTCGGCGATCGAGCGCAACACGACGAATCCGGCCGCCGATACGCTGCAGATGCTCGCGCGTGCACTCGATGTCGAAGTCTGGCAATTACAGATTGAAGGCATCGACAGTGAGCTTCTCTTCACCTCGACGCTGCCGGACCTGGTTCACCGTTTTTCGAATCTGTCGCGTGATGACCGTCACGCGCTTGAGTCACTGGTCGATCGCCTAGCAAAATCGACGAATCGCTTCGACCGTTAACTTTTCCTAAGCCAGTAATTTAGACGCGGATCAGCCCTGTTTCCGTTGCTAGCAGCATATTGCTTGCAGGTCGGGGCCTGCTGTAGCAATATCTTGCTCGCCCAAAACCTTAAGGGAGGCAGCGAGCAATGTCATCCGATGATCTTCAGCGGCGCGCTTTGCGCCTTCTCGGCGAACACCACCGGCTTTTGAAGGCCGCAAAAAATGCGGTAATGCCCGAGCGCGCGCAGCTCGCATTGAAGGCCGTGGATGTCGCTCGCGACGCGAAGATCGCCGTCGACAAGTTCTACCGCGCGGCCGGCCGGAGACCTGCGTGAGCTTCTCGCAGGCCCTCTTCAACGTGGCAGGCGTGATCGCGATCCTCTATTCGATCGTGAATCTCCTGGTATCCATTCATGGCCGGCCGCGCCGCAATCGGCGCGTGAGCGAGCGGCCGAGCGAGCATTGCGAGCGGTCGCCGTATTGGAACGGCTCGCCGCCCTGGTCGCGTCGATGAAACGAATTCGTAAGGCCCGCGGCGGTGTCTCCGCTGAGACAAAGGCCTTAGAGAGCGATGGACTCAAGAATGCCGATCCCCCAGTCGGCGCATCTGGCCCGGATGTCAACTCGTCGCAGGGCACTCGTCCGAAGAAGCGCGCGCGCAAACAAAAGGCGCGCATTCTCAACTGCACGCCGGAACAATACCTGGCGGACCCGTGTCGGGTTCCCTCTCTCAGCAGCGGCGTCGCGCATGCGCTTGTCGCCGAATCCCCGGCTCACGCCTTCATGAAGCATCCGCGCCTGGGCGGCAGCGCCAACGGCAGCCCCGGCACAAAGGCGATGAATGACGGCGCGCTGATTCACAAGCTCCTTCTGGGCAAGGGGAAGGACGTCGTCGTCGTCGACGCGCCCGACTTTCGCACAAACCTTGCGCGCACCGCGCGAGACCAGGCGCTCCAGGCCGGCCGCATTCCGATTCTTCGCCACCAGGCGGACGCGAAGTCGATCGTCGCCGAGATCCTGAAGGACAAGCTTCTCGCATACGGTTACTCGCTGACCGGAAAGTCCGAGGTCGCGATTGAATGGACGGCCGAATGTGCGGATGGCGCGGTGCTCTGCCGCAGCATGCTCGACCACGTATACATCGACCAGGGCCGGATTTACGACGTAAAGAAGGTCGAGAGCGCGAACCCGCGAAAGCTCGCGCGCAATTTCGTCGAGAACGGCTATGACATCCAGTATGCCGCCTACACGCGCGCGCTCGCGGCACTGCGCCCCGAGCTCGAGGGAATGATCGACATGACATTCCTGTTCGTCGAGATCGAGCCGCCCTATTCGGTCGTTCCGGTCGAGCCCGATGGCGCCTTGCGCGAGATCGGCGCTCTGCGGTGGGAGCGCGCGGTTCAGCTCTGGCGCCAGTGCACCGACAGCAATGACTGGCCTGGCTACTCTCGCGAACGCGTGCTCCTCGAGGCGCCGGCTTACGTCGTTACGCAGGAGCTCGGCACGTGGCAGCAGTGAGCGCATTCGCATTCTCGCCCGCTGTGCGCGAGAACATCGCGCTGATCATCGGGCTCGCCGGCGGCACGGGATCCGGCAAGACATACACAGCCATGGAGCTCGCGACCGGCCTGTCCGGCGGCAAGCGCTTCGCGATCATCGATTCCGAGACGGGCCGCGCGAAGCACTACGCGGATCAGTTCGCGTTCGATCACGGTGATCTGAAGCCGCCCTTCCGTCCGCAGGCCTACGCCGACGCGATCCTGGCCGCCGACGCTGCGCGCTATCCCGTGATCGTCGTCGACTCGACCTCACACGAATGGGCCGGCGCGGGCGGCATCCTCGAATGGCAGGAGGAGGAGCTGCAGCGCATGGCTGGCGATGATTGGAAAAAGCGCGAGTCCTGCAAAATGGCCGCCTGGATCAAGCCGAAAATGGCCCATAAGGCGATGGTCGCCCGTTTGCTGCAGATCCGCGCGCACCTGATCTTGTGCTTCCGCGCTGAAGAGAAAATCGAAATGGTTCGCGGCGACGACGGGAAGATGAAAATCATCCCGAAGGCCTCTCGCACCGGTCTTGATGGCTGGATTCCGATCTGCGAGAAGACGCTGCCGTTCGAGCTCACAGCCAGTTTCCTGCTGACCTCGGACGCGCCAGGTCTTCCGAAGCCGATCAAGCTCGAGCGGCAGCACCGAGAGCTTTTCCCGCTTAACGAACCGATCGGCCGCCAATCTGGCGAGCGCCTGGCGAAATGGGCGGCCGGCGGTGCAGCGCCGCCGGCGCCGCTAAGCGAGCCCGAGAAGCTCCTGGCCGGCTATGACGCGTGCACGGGCAAGCGCGATTTCGATCAGCTCGAGACGCGTCGCGCCGCGATCTGGACCTCGAAGATCCCGCGCGAGCTCAAGGCGCGCCTCAGTGAGGCCGCGCGCGTCGCGAAGGTCCGCATCGAGCTTAGCGAGGGGAAAAAATGAACACGCGCGAGGCGACTTGCATCGGCTGCGGCTGCGACGATTCGCATGCCTGCATCGATTCATTCGAAGAGCCCTGCGGCTGGCTGATCGTCGATCGCCGAGAAGCGCGCGGCGTCTGCAGCCGCTGCCCGAATCACCTGGCGCGCTGGAAGGCCGGCGATCGCGTGCTGTCAGCACTCGCCGCCAGGGCAATCAAGCGCCGCGAAGCCGTGGCGTAGGAGCTCCAACGTGACCCCGTTCGTCGCCTCGATCATGCTGTTTATCGGTTACCCGCATCCGATCTCGCCGCGCCCCGGACCGCATCCGATCTCGACCTCGATCCGCCTAATCGTTCAGCCGGTTCGGCCGCATCCCTTTCCCGTTCTGCCGCGCTGAGCTCTGGCGCAGGCGCATGGGCCTCGAGGACAAAGTGCTGGAACTGCTGAAGCATGCTGAGCCCACGTATGACCAGCTTCGCGCGCAGCTTGGCGCGAGGAGTCACGAACTTGACCAGGCGCTCGCGTCCCTCGATCGCAGCCGAATGATCAAGCGAGCGTTCGGAAGAATCCAGCTCAACGGGTCGCCCGAGCATGAGCCGGCGATCGCCGAGGCCATCGAAGCGAAGGAGGATTCAGTGAGCGACGAAACCAAGGTCTGCAAGGCGTGCGGAAAGCGTAAGCCTGTGACCGATTACTACACGGGCGCCGCGCGCTGCAAGCGCTGCGTCCTGGATGCCCAAGCGGCCGCGAAGGCAGCCAAAACCGGGAAGCCGGTCGTCGCACGACGCAAGCGCTCGGCGCCGACGAATGGCGCGAAGCGCGCGTCCCCCGCGACGATCACGACGGCGACCTGGCCGCTCGGAATTCTGCATTTCGCCGACGGCGTGCGGATCGGACCGATGCACGCATCCTTGAGCGGCATCATGCAATTCCGCTCGTTCATAGATCTTTCGGCGGCGCAGCTCGAGGAGCTCCTCGGCTGGTGGAACGCGGCGAAGGAGAATTCGCACGCATGACTGGCTGGATCCCCGTCTCCGAGCGCTTGCCCGAGCACATGAAAAGCGTCCTGATCTGGATGATCGGGCCGCAATTCTACGGCGAGCCGTGCGCCGAGATCGCCTCCTATAACGCCCGGCGCGGCCAATGGGGCTTCCCGGCAGGAGTGAAGACTGTCACGGCCGTTTTCAATGGTGCCGGCGTGAGGCTGCCCAAAGGCGAGGCCGCGATCCTGGCCGCATGTATCCAGTACCCGAACGGTCTGCAGCGCAATCAGCTCACGGTGCTGACCGGATTCAAGCGCAGCACGCGCGATGCTTACATCCAGCGTCTGCGCGAGCGTGGGTTCGTCCAGGTGGGCGGGGATGGCGTAGCTGCCACGGCCGATGGCATCGCGGCGTTACCGGATGCCGAGCCGCTGCCTCGAGGCACGGCGCTTCAGCAGCACTGGTTCGCCAGGCTGCCGGAGGGCGAGAGCAAGATCCTGCGCGTCCTGGTTGAGCAATATCCCGATTCCGTCGAGCGCGACGATCTGACGAGCAAGACCGACTACAAGCGATCGACGCGCGACGCGTATCTTCAGCGCCTGGCCGCGAAGGAGCTCGTCGAGGAGGCGGCACGCGGCCAGGTGCGCGCTAGCGAGTCGCTGTTCTCATGAGCACCCCGATCCCAGAACCCTGGCCGCACGCGCGTTGTCGTTCCTGCAGGGCGCCGATCGTCTGGCTGCGAATGCCATCGGGGAAAATGAACCCGGCGAACGCGGAAACAGTCGAGCCTGGCGACGTCGATTTTCAATGGGGGAAACACGTGTCTCACTTCGCGACATGCGAGCACGCTGCAGAATGGAGAAAACGGAAATGACCGACCTGGTCCCGTTCGCGAAGCGCCTCGACGACCTGCGCGCCGAGCTCGATCGCGTGTTCGCGGGCGATCGACTGTTGATTGAGGGCCTGCGTGCGCAGGTCACCGATCTGAAGATCAAAATAGGCTTGCGCGATTCTGAGCTCGAGGATGTGCGCGCGCATCTAAGATCAGCTCAGTGCGTCATCCGCCAGGTTGCGAGGGATACGTTCGGGCGCGATATGACTGTGAAAGAATTCGCGGATGCGTCGGGTTACGATTCGTGAAGATTATGCTCGACTGTTCGCCCGCGAAGATCATCGAGTATCGGAAGCGATACCTTGTCGACTTCTGGCAGCTCCGCACGCCGCTGACGAAATACGCGCGATGTAACGGAATTCCGTACGCCCTCGATAATGGCTGCTTCGCGGAATTTCGGCGTGATAGTTGGGAGCGGCTACTCGATGAAGCCGACGATGACCGGCCCGTGTTCGTATGCCTTCCCGACGTGGTCGGTGACGCGCAGCGCACTTCCGAGCTCTTCGATCTGTTCCGTGCTAGGACACAGGAACTTCCGAGAGCATTGGTGCTGCAGGACGGCATCGAGAATGTGCGCATCCCCTGGGATGAGATCGCGGCTGTGTTCGTCGGTGGGTCCGACCGCTTCAAGTTCAGCCCAGAGGCGCAGCGCGCGGCGCGCACAGCAAAGCTGCTTGGCAAATGGGTTCACGTCGGCCGCGTCAATACCGCGGGGCGCGTTAGCAATTGGGTCGGGCTGGCTGACTCGTGCGACGGCAGCGGCGGCTTGAGCCGCTTCGATCACATGCTGATCGACGTCCTGGCCGCGATCGCGGATACGCATCCACAGCGAGAGCTAGTCGAAAGGGCGATCTGATGAGCAGCGCATTCGGTCACGCGCTCGAGACGATTACGGCAGGCTCGCACTGGTTCCCGAAGCGCGTGCCGCATTGGAACCGCGTTGCATTTCCCGACACGCTCATCTGGAGCCCGTCCTGCTCGACTAGCGGTTGCGATCAGCGGCCGGAATTCGTGAGTTCGTACCGATATGTGACCGGTCGCGCAGGGCGCGTATCGAGCCAGCGCCGTTTCATGTGCACGGCGCACGCCCAGGCCTTCGCGCAAAAGCACGGCCTCGAACTGCCGCCGTCGGTGGCGCCGTGACCAAAGAGCAGCGAACTATCGATCCGATTACGCCGTACTGCCACGGCCTCAGGCTGGGGCGCGTAGAAGTGGTTTGGAATCGGTATCTCTTTGGCTTCGGGCCAATGAAGTTCGAGGATTGGGCTGTGTGGAGCGCTGGCTTCTGGCTTGGGTGGCTGCAGATACGGGTAAGGCGCGCATGATGGTTAAGCGCTACTCAATGCGCTGGAGCGGTCGCAGTGGCGATCTTGCCATGCACGAGGACACTACGGGCAAATGGTGCCACGCCGACGAGGTGTGCGGGCTGGAGCGCGAGATCGAGCGGCTGCGCAACGACCTCTCGCTAGAGGTAGAGGTAAAGACGCTCTTGGCGCGCGAACTGCAGGCCGAGGTCAACGGGCATACGGCGCTGGTCCAGTTGCGAGACCAGTTGCTTGAGGAGATCGCCGTACTGAAGGGCAGGAGGCAATCGGGCGAGACGAAAGCGGACCAGAGCATGGTGTGCTATTGGCCATGCGAGGCACACAAGGGGCAGGCATGGACGATGCTTGTTACGAGCGCACCGCCTTACACCGTGGTCTGCCCAATCTGCAGACCACCGAAGGATCCGGGGCCATGAGCTCGCATTACGATGCGCTCGGCGTGCCACGCAACGCTGACGCCGCGGCGATTAAAGCTGCGTACAGGGAGAAGAGCCGCAAGCATCATCCGGATCGCCCTGGCGGCGATGCTCGCGCGATGGTCGTGGTCAATCGGGCGTATGAAACGCTTTCCGATCCGGCAAAGCGTCAGCGCTACGACCAGACTGGCCAGGACGCGCCGCAGGTGCCGCTCGATACCCAGGCGCTGGAGATTATCTACCAGGTCATTGCACAGGTCATGGACCAGGTCGGCGCCGAGCACGACTTCGTCGCGCACCTGGACCGCGAGCTCGCCGGCGGCTGTACGCAGCTCACACAGCAGCGCGGCCAGCTCCAGGGAATGATTACGAAGTACGAGAAACAGATGGCCAGGATACGGCGCAAGTCCGCCGGCGAGAACCTGGTCACCAGGATCTGGCAGCAGAAGATCGGCGAGCGCCAGGCCAAGCTGCAGGAGTGCGAGCACAAGCTCAAATGTGCGGCGCGCGCCAGGGAGATCCTGGCCGACTATGAGAGCACGCCGGCGGAGCTGCGCCCCGGCTTCCATTACATCGTGTCCGAGTTCCGCGGATGATGACGCTCGGCCTCACCGACGCCGCGCTGCTGCTGCGCATCAGCGAGGACTGTTTGCTCCGCCGGGCGCGCGCGGGTAAGGTGCCGGGGGCGAAGATCGGCCGGCAATGGGTCTTCGTCGAGGCCGACCTGGTCGAGCTGATCCGACAACAAGCAAAAGAACGCGCATGCCGCTCTATCGCCATTCTGAGAGCCCCTTCTGGTGGGTCCGGTTCAGTGTCGGCGGAGTCAAGGTTAGACGCTCGTCTCAGACAACTGAGCGCGCGGCGGCCGAAGAATTCGAGTCGAAGCTTCGGGCTGATCTCTGGCGGCAGCGCAAGCTCGGTGAAAAGCCGCGCTATACCTGGGATCAAGCCGTCGAGCGCTGGAAGGCCGAAGCTACGGGTCGTGACAGTGCGCGAGACCTCGAGCGACTGACGTGGTTTGCGCAGTACCTGGACGGCACGGCGATCAGTGATATCACGCCGGCGCTGATCGCCAAGACGCGCGCGGTGCGCACTGCCGAATCATCGCCGAGCACGGCGAACCGATACATGGCGCTGCTGCGGATGATTCTGCGCAAGGCCTTGCGCGAATGGGACTGGGTCGATCGCATCCCGGCCGTGCCGATGGTGAAGATCGGGAAGATCGAGCCGCGCTTTCTGACGCGCGCTCAGGCCGCGAAACTACTGAAGGAGCTCGAGCCGCTGCCGCATTTGCGCGACCTGGCGCAGTTCAGCCTCGAGACGGGCCTTCGGATGCGGAACGCGACAGGCCTCACCTGGTCCCAGGTGGACCTGCCGCGCCGCATGCTTATCATCCCCGCCGCGCGCGCGAAGGCCGGGGAGACCATTTCGGTGCCTTTGAGCGCGACCGCGTTTGCGATCTTACGCCGGCATCGCGGCAAGCACGCCGATCGCGTCTTCACATTCAAGCGCTACCCCAAGAGCAAGCCGACGCCGTTCTCGGATGCGAACGGGCACGAGTTCAAGGCGGCGGCCAAGCGCGCCGGCGTCGCCTGGCTGCGCTGGCATGACCTGCGGCATACCTGGGCGAGCTGGCATGTCCAGGCCGGCACGCCGCTCGAGGCGCTGCAGCGGCTCGGCGGCTGGAAGTCATTCGACATGGTTCTGAACTACGCGCACCTGAGCGTCGAGCACCTGCGCGCGCACGTCTCTCGCCGGAGGTCAAAGCGATGACAAAGAAATTCATCCTGGCCATCGCCGCCCTGACGCTGGTCGGCTGCGCCGCTCAAGGCCCGAAGCACGCGATCGCCGTCGCGCCGACCTGCTCGAGCGAAGCCGACTGCACAATGAAATGGGCAGCAGCGCGCACCTGGATCCTGGCCCATGCCGGCTACCGGATGCAGACCTATTCGCCGGACTTTATGCAGACGTACCCGGCCGCCGGAGGGAATGTCTTGCTGGCGGCCGAAGTGAACCGCAGGCCGATCTCCGGAGGCGGCTACGTCATCGAGGCGAGGTTCTGGTGCGACAACCCCTTCGGCTGCTCGCCGAACCAGTGGGACGCCCTGGACCAGTTCAACCAGGCCGTTGCTGCAGCGCGATGAGCCCCACGCAGCGCACGAAAAGGGCACAGCGATTCACGTGAAACAAAAAGGAGAACGTAAGTGACTGAATTATGGTGGAAAGGGAGGGACTCGAACCCTCGACCCCGGCATTATGAGAGCCATTCGCACGATAGCACCGCGCGAATCGCCGGGGATTTTGTGGGGAAGAGTGGGGAGGGGAAGGCTGGAAATGGCCCTGGCGGGGCACGGAAAGGGCACAGCACCGTTGATGCGTCCAAGAGGGCGCTATATGGAGGGGCGACGCTGGCCGTCTCTGCGGCCTTCCTATGCGGTCTGGCGACGATCGGGGCAGGCGAATGAACACCAAGAATCTCGTCGCCGCGTTCCTACTGCTGTCAGTAATTGCGCTCCCGCTCGCCCTGGTCTTTTTTACGCCGCCCTTGTCGTGGGCGGTGAAGATCGGAGCTGCCGTCTGGCTCTGCGCCGTCGTCGCCGGGTGCATCTATCTGGATCGACAGCGACCGCGGCAGTCCTAGCGGGCGAGGCACTCACGGAGCTGCGCGCTCACTCCGTCTGCTCGAGCCGCAAGAAGTCGGAGCACTCTTGAGATATCGGGGCCGCTCCCCGGCCGTACGCTTCCGTCTCCGTCATGCACCGATCGAACATTCCCGGCGCCGGCGTCGGGTCTTCCCTGGCCAGCTTGGGATCCTCTCCGCAGCCCTGGATCATCGGCGGCCGCGAGGCACAGCCGAACAGGCTGATCAGGGTGAGAAGCACGATAAGCCGCATTGTCGGATTGCTCCTGTAGGAATGCATTGTGAGCGGTGTCGGCGGCGGCCTGAAGCTCCGCGGTCTTAGCGGCGCCCTCCGCGGCCGCCTGGCGCGCGTTCGCAGCCACCTCCGCCTTGTAGCTCGAGAGCCTGTTCTGCGCGCGCACGAGCTCGCCGTGCTCGATCTTATGCATCAACCAGGCGCCCAGGACGAACCCGAGCACGAGCGGCAGAAGGTACGGCCAGAGCTTGCCGAGGATGGCCAGCAAGACGCTCACGGGGGCGCTTGACCTGGCGGCAGAACCGGATGCGGCGCCTGCTCGAGGTCAGCGATCCGAGCGTGCAGGTCTCGCACGGTGCGCGCCGCCTTCTGGTGCCTGAGGTACGAGATCAGATAGCAGCTCAGCGCGATCACCGAAAGCCCGGTCTGGCCCACCAGGTTCTGGACGTAGCCAGAGATCGGGCCTAGTAGTTGACCAGGGTCCGGCGGGATCATGTCGAACAGCGTCGCGGCGCCCCCGATTATGACGACCAGACGTCCCCACTTATCCCTCGCCCAGGTGCTGAGCTTGCTGAATAGAGCGTTCAAAGTCCCTCCGTTTTTCGCGCGCGCAGCCAGTACTGCAGACGGTTGTCCAGCCCGTTGAAACCGCC